ATATACACAATCAATTCTAATTGGTCTAGCATCATCACAGGCGTCTCTATCATCAACGACAAGTCTAACTGTTACACCGTATGGGACGCAATAGGCTTTAAGTTTAACGAAGATAAGATCGAAGACATGCAAAACTATGCAAGAGAGTTAGGCTTTGATGCGTTTCAATTGACAAGAAGCACTAAGTTCGGTAAGATATACGAAGACTCTTATGGGAAAGAAGATGCTTTACAACCACGTGATGATCTGTTATCATCTAGTCATAGATTTGAAAGAGAAGTGGTTACATTTACAGACAAGACAATTAAAGAACCTTGGATGAAGACAAATATTAAACTGTACGATGAATCTAAGTTAGTAGGTAATGAACGTCCTCTATGTCATATAGGCAATAAAGGTAGTTACATTAATGCTAGAGGAGAATTTTATCCATGTTGTTGGGTTGCAACAAGATACGGGCACAACAATAAATGGAACGAAATTGGCAAGAAATATAATCTCTATGAATTGAGATTACCCAAAATTGTAAAAGATAAATTCTGGGAAGCCGACTTCATACATGACTCTTACGAGTGTCAAACTAAATGTGCCCATCATCGGGTAGATAAAAATTATGCCACCGAGTGGTAAGGAGATAACTACTAATAATGCCATCACCATCTAAGAATAAAGGATCAGGATTTGAAAGAGAAGTCGCAAGATATCTTTCAGAAACTTACGAAGAAAGTTTTATCAGAGCGCCTGGATCAGGTGCATATGTAGGTGGCAAGAATCAAACACGTACAGAAATTTTACATGAAGGACAGATTAGAAGTTTTAAAGGGGACATTGTTCCTGGCGACAGTTTCTATAAATTAAATGTAGAATGTAAATTCTATGCAGATTTCCCCTTTCATCAACTTCTATCAGGCTCATGTAGAGTCATAGAAGAATGGCTCGACCAGTTAATGGATGTGCATGATGAGGGAGATTTTGATGTACTCTTTATGAAGTTTAATCGTAAAGGTCGGTTTGTATGTGTTCCGAGTAAATACACATTCGTAAGTGACCAGTTCATTTATTACACATCAGACAAACATGCTGACTGGGTAATCTTTGGTTGGGATCACTTTTTTCAATTCAATAAAGATATATTTAAAGCATACGCAGGCGACACAGAGACCAACTCAGAACCCACCGTTGACACCAAGTCACAACTATCCTTAAACACAACCACAACTAAAATAGACTTTTAACATATAGTATAGTCGTAATATATACTCGACTCTCCTTGAGGAACCCATTGTAGTGATGGGCAACGGAACTGGAGTAGTGTCTTACAGACATATAAACCGACAAGGCAATCGTTATGGTAGCGAACCTTGAATGAGTTCATATCTACTTTGATTTGATGATATGAAACATGCGTTGCTGAGAGATCATGCTCATTAGTATGATTGGCTCAACTACAGCCCAGTAAACATTACAGAGCAACCGGTTGCAATTGATTATAGTAACGTAATCGATTGGGGATAATCAACATGGATGACAGGGGGTAATGAGAACCTGAACCGTGGTAGTGTTTGATAGCACTACCATGGCTTCTAAAAGGTAATAAGACTTAAACAATAACCTTTTAAAATAATAGATTTACCGTTTAAATAAGAAATTACGAATGAACGAAGTGAATGAGTAATTGGGTCTTCTTTGAAGACCCTTAAGAATGTTCTAGTGTTTAGAAGAATGGCATTTGAGTTTTCTTAGTAGTTTCTAAGTGTTCCTCAATTATTTTGTTTATGGCTTTGCGTTCTGATAGGGACATGTTAAGGACATCTTCATATGTGGCACCTCCACGCATGTACCAGGATAAAGTCAAGGCGTTTGACTTTAAGCCCTGAGTGTATTCTTCATATTTTTGTATCAACTCCCTTATCCCTTCAGGGTCGAGTGAAAGGAGTCTTAGACGAAAAAATCCGATGCGTTTAATGTAAACGGTTGCTTGTACTCATGTCCACATTCTTCTTTTGATGGATCATCTGAGCCTGCTGTGCATACGATAGTAAGAGGCTTAATTGTTGATTTCTCTCTAAGTTGCGTGTTATGATCTCTTATAGTTTCATAAGTTTTTGTATCCGCATTCTTTAAAAAATCATGTATATGATTAGTATCAGTTACCTCTCCCTCTGGAGTAACAATCTTTACAATTGTTTCAGATAAGATTTCCATTGTTAACACTGTAATGTCTTTTAATGCTTCAGCACTTGCTAGTGTACGTTCTTGTTGATCTTCAATAGAAGATAGATTTTTATATTTTGCTTGAATATCAAACTGCTTTAGACCTGCTTCATTCATTTCTTTGTACTTTAGGGGTGCAAAATAAATTTCTAACTCATTCATCCTTAAAGGAGTTTTGTAATCACCAGCACCTAATGATTGTAGCAGAACTTGTAGATTAATACCATATGTTCCTTGTTCTCCGCATTTTTCGCATTCTGATTCTACATCAATAGTCTCTTGTCCACCTGCGGCTTTAATAGAAATTAATACCGTGTCTAAATCAGTGCTTAATAGTGCCCAAGGATTTTTGATTGATGGGACACAACTTTTAATAATATCTACCATGGCTGTACCATTAAACAATGCATCTGGCGTCTTTGTCGTTATCTCATCAATTGCTGTCATAGGATAGACAGGCAATTCTTTGTTTTCAGGCCATTCGATGTCCTCTGGTGCGTAATTCTCTCCACCTGACGGCAAAGTGATGTGTACTGCCGGTCTACGAAAAAATTGTCGTAGTGGATTATTTTCATTCATGCTCATATATGTTCCCCATAATAAAATACGGTATTTTTAAATACTAAATACTAGTGCATATATTTAGTATCCCAAAACCATGCTAAATTAAAAATATAGGACAACACTAGATGGATGATTTTTCACCTGAAGAAATGCGAGAATTTAATGAGAATTTAAATTCTATGAATGCCTCTTTGGGCACCTTATCTGGAAACCTAGATATTTTATCTCGTACATTGAATGACACTTCTAACTCACTTAATAAATCCGCAGAAGAATTGGAGAAAACCGCAGAAAGAACATCTATAGCAGAAACAAAGAAAGGCGAGAAAACCGCCCAAGCCAATGATGATATAGAAGCAACTGCTAAGAAAATGGCAGGAGCATTACGAATTGCTACTGGTGCAGTTGTTAGTTTTTCAGGTGCATTAGTTTCAGGGGTTGAGGGTTTTGACAAATATAGTCAAGCAGTATCAGGTTTTGGAGACTCAGCAAAACAAACCGGAGACGCATTAGGTGGATTTGGTAAAGTAATAGGCAATGCAGTAAACATAATAACTGAGTTTACAGTTATAACAATGAAGCAGGCTGATGCACAGAATCAGTTTGCAAAAGAAATGAACAGAATGGGTGCTATAGTTGATACTACCACCCAAGAATTAGCAGAACAAGCAAGAGCCGCAGGCGCAAGTGCAGGCGATCTGGCTGAAATGTCTGTTATGATCACACAAAGTTCCCAAGCACTAGCATCATTTGGTGCAGGAACATCAGAAGGCTTATCAAACTTAATGGAAGTCTTTGCATTATCTGATGAACAAGAAAGAACGATGCGTAGATACGGGTATACTCTAAGAGAAGCCCAAGAACAACAATTATATTATATAGAACTACAAAGAACATCTGGTATTAATATGCAAGCCAGAGAAATGACTGAACAAGATGTTCGTATTAAGTCATTGCAGTATGCAAAAACATTAAACACACTATCAGAGTTAACAGGTATTCAAGCCGGTCAACTTAAAGAAGAACAAGCCGCAGTCCAAGCAGACTTACGTAATAAAATTCGTAATATGCGTGATCAAAATGATATTGAAAGACTTAAGAAACAGTTAGATGGCAACATTACTGCTGAAAAAAGAGCATCAATAGAAGCAGAAATAAAAGCAAGAGAACAAGAAGTACAAGTAAGACTTGATGCTGGTAACCAATTTGCAGGTTTATTAGGCAAAGATATGGCTGCCAAAGTAATGAATGTTATCGGTACCGGTGCATTTGACGAGAATACAAAAGAACTAGCAAACTTAGGACTTAACGCCGCAGAACTCAAAGACAGATTTGCAGGCTTAACTGCTGGTTCAGATGAATACAGACAAGCAGTTGCTGAAACAACAGGTGAACTAGTAGGTGGTGTTAGACGAAACGTAGATAGGTTCGGTAAGTCTATGGAACTTGCCGCTAATGCAAGTGAGATCGGAGCCGCAGTAGGCATCAATGATACAACAACAGACAGATCAATGAAGTTTATGTCTGAAGAGGATGCTGTAAACAGAGTATTAGAAAGTTTTGATGAAGTAGCAGAATCTACAGAAAAAGGTAAAGATGCACAAAAAGATTTAGCCGCTGAATTACAAGTATTTGAAACTAATGTTAGAACATCCGCAGATGAATTTTTAAATGCGATTAATCCGTTTACAGGTGCATTAGGATTAGGAACTCTTGCTCTAGGTGGATTTACTTTAGCATTAGGAGTTGCGACAACATCATTATATGGTATGGCTGGATCTGGCGCAGGAAGTGGCATATTAGATATGTTTACCGGTGGCAAAGGTGGTAAAGTAGGAAGAGGGTTAGGAGCCGCTAAAAACTTTTTAACAAAAGGTGCAACTAGATTTGCCGCACCACTAGCCGCAGGAATGTCTATATATAGTGGATTCTCAGAAGCAAGTGAAGGACGAGATGAAGCAGATGCCCAACTTAATGAAGTATTACTTGCAGAAGATTCATCAAAAGCAGAAATACAACGTGCCAAAGAACAGCACGAAATAGACACTAAACAAGCCAATAGAGGTGGTGCTGGTACAGCAATCGGCGGTACTGGTGGAGCCATTGCAGGTGCGGCCGCAGGTGCAGCCATAGGTTCGTTTATTCCAATCATTGGAACAGCAATTGGTGGTATTATCGGCGGAGCCTTAGGAGCATACGGTGGAGCCAAAGGCGGAAGTGCAATAGCAGAAAACTATCTAAGTCCAGAAGACTTAAAAATGTATGAGGCTAGTGATGCTGAATATGCTTTAATGACTGATGAAGAAAAAGACAAATATAATGAGATCAGAGATGCTATTAAGGAACAAACACGATTACAAGAAGAAGAAGCAGAACGTTTAGAAAAAGCATATAATGACAACTACGAGGAAATAAAGAAGATAGGTCTATATGACAAAGACTTGCTTGGTAATAGTGAAGTAAACTTTGAAATGCTTGCCCAAATGAGAGACGATGGTTCTCTCTCACAAGAAATGCTTGAGGCTATGCTATATGATAATGATTTAAGTGAAGCAGACACGGCACTAGTGCAGAAACAGTTAGATTTGATGAAAGCAAATGCTGAAAAAGACGAAGAAAAAGATAAAAAAGAAAAAGAAGTAGCAGAGGTTAAAGAGCCAGACGAAAATTCAGGTAGAACATTAGACATGTCTCCTGAAAATCTAGCAAAAATATTTGAAGCAGATTTAAAAGCAACGGCAAAAAGAGATGCAGAAGAACAAGCAGAAAAAGAAAGAGTTGCAGTCGTAAAAGCAAAAGAAGAAGCCGTTAAAGAACAAATTACACCTGAAGTTGTTGCCAATGCACTTAAAGAAACTGGAACTGGTGCACCTGAAGGACTAGTCGATACAGAACAACTATTAGCAACAACTAAAGTAGTTGAAGATATGGTAGCAGTTGCTGACACTACTGCAAAAACTTTAGTTACATCAGACTTAGAAAAGAAATTAGATGGTGATCAAGGTAGTAAAAAACATGAAGACTTTATGGCAAGGAAAGAAGAAAGACTTGCTAAAAAATTAGAAGAAGGTGATTTTAAAAACGACACTCAAAAAGAAGCATTAGAACGACAACTGGCTAAAACTAGAGATATACAGCAAGAAAGAGGATATGCTAGTAATATGCTTCCTGATGGAGTCACAGTAGACGAAGTAAGTGGTAAGTTTAGAGCAAGTGCCGCACAAGTTGGAGAAGATGGCACACAAGTCATGGCACAACTTTTTGATAATTTAGACGAAGCAAAAGAATATACACAATCAGATCCTTATGCTACTGAAGCAGGGCAAGCATTAAGATCAGAATTAGATGCCAACTTTGCTGAGATGATGGGCGAAGTAGATGCATCTGGAGCAGCCTTAGGTGCACCAGTCGTTGATATTGCACCTGAACCAACAGAAGATGATGACTTTCATTATCAAAAAGATACAGGAGACGGTCAACTTGCCCAAACTGATACTGGTAGTGGAGAAATGACTGAATATGAAAAACGTAGTCTAGCACTGCAAGAACAGCAGATTGCGAAACTGGCTAGGATTGACAATGCGACAACAGAGACAGCAGACGGTACCCAAAAAATTGCAATCAACTCGTCAGTTTAACTAAATATATAATATAAAGAGAACCTATACCACATGGCATATACACAGAAATTTTTAAACAAGAGCGGAGTATCAAGTCCGATATCGGGAGGCAACAGTAATCCTGGGTCTTGGAATGGTGTAGGTGCTTCAGAAGAAGGTTATTCAAATACTGACTTCGGCTACAAGAATTACATGAGTAGACTTCCTGAAGTTTACACAGGACATCCTAACAGAATAGAAAGATATAATCAGTACGAGATGATGGATGTTGATGCTGAGATTAATGCGTGTTTAGATATCATTGCAGAATTCAGCACACAAAAGAATGATCATAATCACACACCATTTAACTTTGAGTTTAGAGATGAGCCTACTCCACATGAGATGGACTTGTTATCTAAGCAGTTACAACAATGGTGTAAGTTAAATGAATTTGATACTCGTATGTTTAAGATGTTCAGAAACGTCATCAAGTACGGAGATCAAGTCTTTGTAAGAGATCCAGAGAACTTTAAACTCTACTGGGTTGACATGGTTAAAGTCATTAAAGTTATTGTTAATGAGAGTGAAGGTAAACTTCCTGAGCAGTATGTTATTAAAGACTTAAACATTAACTTACAGAACTTAACAGTTGCACAGAAAACAAACACAGATTTTGCCGCTAACCCAACAACAGGATTAGGTGGTACTGGTGGCGGTGGCGGAGCAGGTGGAGGCGGATATACAGTCCCATCTATGCCATACAACACATCAGGTAGTAGATTTACATTAGGACAAGCAGAATCAGCAATCGATTCTAATCATGTTGTTCACTTGTCACTAACAGAAGGCTTAGATCGTTTCTGGCCTTTCGGACAATCAATCTTAGAGAACATCTTTAAAGTATATAAACAGAAAGAACTATTAGAAGATGCTATCTTAATCTATCGTGTACAACGTGCGCCAGAACGTAGAATGTTTAAGATTGACGTAGGTAACATGCCTAGTCACTTAGCAATGGCATTCGTAGATAGAATTAAAAACGAGATTCATCAAAGACGTATTCCAAGTATTCACGGTGGACAGTCTGTAGTTGATGCTACATATAATCCACTATCAATGAATGAAGATTACTTCTTCCCAGTTACATCAGAAGGTAGAG